GCATCCTGCAACAACAGGGCGTTGGTCTGGTCGTCTGCACCAAAGTCAAAAGTGGGAGCGGTACTCGAGGGCACAGGCGCGTTTTCGTCTGCACTGACCGGAACACCGGGTGCGTCGGCAGCAGTCGCCAGTTCCGTCGTAGGGCTTGACCCCTCCGGTGCTGCCGGGGATGCCGCAGTTTGGTTTTCCGCAGCAGTGGCAGCATCCGAACACTGCGCGGATGGGGTAGGGTGTTCTTCCACCGGTTCAATGGGGGCGTTCTTGCAGGGCTTGGCCTCCCTGAGGGCCGTCAGCATCTGCTCCGGGAGCTCGTAGTCGTCCATGGGGATGAACTCGTCGCTGGTCAGAAACGCTTCCGGGGTCAGATGTTTTTCAGCGGCCTTGGCTTTGCCGAACTTCTGGGTCAGCAGATGGCTTTCCTTCCAGACCCGTGCGGATTCGTCCCAGCGCCAGAAGCGCCCACGGGTATAGGCGTAGTAAACATCGTTGCTGTTCTGGCTGATGATCATACCCGCACCTCCGTGTCCTTGAGGCGGTCCAGCATCTCGGCCTGCACATCCTTGCTCATGGGCTGGATGTCGTTGCCCTTCCAGCCATAGCAGAGGATAGGGCCGTAGATATGCTGGCCGCGATAGATACGGTTCAGGTCTCTGCCCATGATGCCGTACACCAGCACTGCCGGGGTGCGTGGCAGGACTTTCTGCTCACAGGGGCACCGCAGCAGTGCTTCGATGCCCTGCAGCGTGTCCGGCAGGGTGGTGACTACCGGCTCTTTGCCCGGTTCAATCAAAATTCCTTTCATTGTAAAACCTCCGATTTTGTGATATCATCGGGGTGATGAAGTCGTTCAAACTCATCATCCCTTGCAGCTCGTCGGTGTTGGCGCACCGGCGGGCTTTTTTCGTATAGTGCGTACCGGCGGCAGGCTGTCCACCTTGCTGCGGTCGATACGTTCCCGCGCAAATGTGTACTTGTAAGTTCGATGGCTGCCGCTGAGCCCATGGCTGACGGCAGACGCAAAGCTGTTCGCGCTCTTGTAGCCCAGCCGCCGGGCACACATCTCAGACGTGCCGGATGCCAGTAGATCGCCGGTCTTTGCGTCCCAGACGGTGTGCCACATGACGCGGGCAGGGTTTTCATTACGCGCCCTGTAATCCCTGCAATATTGGTTGTGGTGCTCTCTGCGGCAGGAAGCGCAAAAGCGCAGGTTGCCAGCAACATTTTCCATCACCTTGCCGCAGTCCAAACAAACGCGGGTAAAGTGCTTTCCTTTATTCATGGGTGGTGTCAGCCCGCCTTCCTGCCGCTCTTCACGGTGTTGCGGGGCTGCTGATGCACCTTGCGGCGGCGTTTCTCACGTGCTTCGGCGGCAAAGCCCAGCCGCATGAAGAAGATCGCCAGCAGGATCAGCACCATGGCCGTGATGAACGCGCCGTCCGAGACGGTGCCCAGTGTCTGGGCAGTGCCCTCAACGCCTATGCCGTACAGCAGGCCTACCACAAAGCAGGCCATTGCCAGCCAGTACCATACGCCGGATTTGATTCTCATGCGGTTTCATCCTCCTTGCCCACTTCCGGGAAGAAAAGCTCCCCGATCTCGTCCTGCCGGATGTCCAACAGTTCACAAATTGCTGCGATCTCTTTACTTGTCCACGGCTGGTGCCCGTTCATCCGGGCGCTCATAGTGTACCGGCCAATGCCGCTATGTTCAGCGACTTCCTGATCGCGGTAGCCGCAGCTGTGGAACCGGCCCCGCAGCTTCCAGTATGGGATCTGCTTGAAAGTGCCGCGAATAGTTGATGTGTTCAACATTTTATTCCTCCTTCTTTTTGGCGGGCAGCCCATCCAGCAGGCTGTCCATCAGGGCAGCGTAGAACGGGTAGCCTTTGGCGACGATGGTCAGGCTGTCAATGGCGCTGGTGAGGTAGCTCTGGGAGCCGCGCACCACGTTCTCCATGGTGCGCACCGTGTCGCAATGCTGGCCGTAAATGGCCTTGAACTCACCGCACAGGGCCTTGACCTGCATATACTTGGCCTTGCTGTCCTCGCGGTTCTTGCGGCACTCATCCAGAAAAGCGGTGTTCTCGTCCAGTTTCTTCCGGGCTTCGATCACCCGGTCGATGGCGCTCTGGATGTTGGCGTCCTGCACGGCCTGCTGCTCTTTGTGCTGCGCGGCCAGCTGCTTCTCCATCTGGTTGAAGGCCTCGATGTACTTGAGCTTCCACTGCACGGCTTCCTTGCCGGTAAAGCCCATGGCCAGCAGGGAAAAGCCGTCGCGGTTCATCAGGTACATGGTGGCCTTTTTGTTTTGAGCAGTGGTGTACTCGGTCTTGTGGAACATTTTGAGGAGAGCGCAATTTTGCGCCGTCAGATTTTTGATGGAGCGGAGCACATCTTTATGCTCTTTTCCGAATCGTTCGGCAACGTCCCGGCTGGATGCCACCGGTTCGCCGTTCTGGGTGGATAAGATAATTTCGTTCATGGTGAATATGTACCTCCTTGTGGGTGACTCCCTTCTGCGGTAGAATAGGGCAGAAGGGAGGTGATAAAATGCAAAATTTTTACGAGTTGAGCTCTGCAGCTCAGACGGCAGCATACCAGCTGTCAGAACTCAGCAATTATGTGTCCGAAGCAGCGAAAATGGCGGATTCTGTTCGCATGGTGAGCAACCAGATGAAATCGATTTACCAAACCGCAGAATGGAACAACATGGCGTACCGCTTAGCGAAAGATGCCAGATTATGTGTGCCAGAGTATCAACTATCCAATCTCGCCAAGAATCTGGCTGGTCAGGCCAGAGCAGATCTCAATTTCACCAATCAGATTTCGGCGCTCTACGGATCGGCAATGGAAAGTCCCGCTTTCCGGTTATCGACAGAAATGCTGAATTCCAATGTGCTAAATCTCACCACCGCACTCCGAACAAGCAACATTACAAATCTTTACTCAAATGCTGCGGCTTTTGCGGATCAGTTAGACTCGATATGGAGCGAAAGTACTTACAGCGAAAAAGAATCCGAAACCGTGCCGCTGGCAAGTACTCAAGCTGTTCTGGATGAAGTCGAACCACTTCTACCTACAGAGGCGGTTGAAACTATCAACGCCAAAATCGCCGAAGTAAAAACTCCGGATAATGCAATCCCCCAAAAAGACTGGGTTGGAATTATCAGCATCATCGTTACAATTCTTCTGTTTTTGGCAGGTCAGGCATTGTCCAGCGAACATGACAAAAAGGAAGAATCTTCATGGTCTGCAACGGCAGAATATCAACAGGAAATGCTCGAAATACAGCGAGAGGAAGCAGAAAGGTCAGAAAACTTCAGACAGCGCACGGAGGAGCATTTCAAAATCGTTGAGGATACGAATGAGCGAATCGCCGAGGCTTTGGAGATGCTCGCCAACCAGAGCGTTGAATTGGATGATCGAGGTCAAAGTGTCCTCGATTCGGATGATTCTCAAGATGATGCAGAGGATCAAGATTCCATACAGGCCGCTCAGCAGGAACAAGCCGATGCTGAGGATTGACCTGCTCCGTTTAAGCTCCTGAACTTCCTTTTCTATCTTCACCCAGCGTTCCTCTTCCACAGGTTCGCTGGGCTTTTTGTTGTTGTTCATGTGGATTTGTACCTCCTTGTATTCACTTCACTTTCGCTGTAAAATAAAAAGACGGAAAGGAGGTGAATGGAAAAATGATTTTTGAAAATTTTTTAAGAATGCATGGTCTGAATATGCAAATTGAGCGAGATGGTGAAATTATTGCAACCGTTCCAGGTTTGCCAAACCGAGAAACGGCAACGAACCGTCAGTACGTTGGATTTCGCCCAAAAACCGATATTAAAATAGACGATGTTATTATCACTCCGGCCAATGAACGGCTTTATGTAACGGAAACGCAGGCATCGTTCTTCCAAAAGCAGCAGGAAGAAATAAAAGCGTTCTATATGACCGAAGTCGAGAAAAAGCGAAAAGAAACCGAACAGCGTCAGAGTAATATTTATAATATCGGTACAGCTTACGGTTCTGTAATTGGATCAGCCAATACAGCGACCATCAACTACCAGACGAATTTTCAGGAACTGCGGGAAAGGGCAGAAGCTGAAGATGCACCGGACAAAGAGCAAGTCCAGAAGTTAGTTGATCTTGTTGAGATGATCGTAAATGACCAGATTCCTCCGCAGAAGGGATTGTTGTCCAAGTTTTCCGAAACGATGGAACGTCACTCGTGGATTACAAGTGCTGTTGCATCTGCGCTTGTATCGTGGTTGACACAACTTCCGCACTGATCTCGATGGTCAAGTTTAACAATGCTTTTCCATTGCTGGACTGAACCAACGAATAATCCTTCACGTTCTGGATAACCGTTCCGTCTATCTGGCAGCTAAAACGATTGTCCAAGTGCGACAGCTGAATCTCTTGCGCCCCGCGCTTCTCTTCCTTAGGAGCGTGGGGCCTTTTGCTGTTGCTCATCTTCTTCACCTCCTTTGGATGGCTGGCAAGTATGTATTTTTCACTATGGATGTGCTATCATAAAGACACCCCAAAACGGAAGGAGGTGAAAAAACATGAGCTTGTCATTGACTAAAATGGCTGTTCTTACTGGATATGCAAATACCATTTCCCTCAAAGAATTTGCAAAGAACCGTTTATTTCTGGTGACACCTGCTGGCATGATCAGCGGTATCCCCGTATTTGATGAGGAAAATAGCAATCCGAACATTGCCGTTGCGCAGACAGTTAACTCCTCAGCTCTCAAGGCCGTTTCCAAAGCTGCTTCTGCTGAAGAAGAAAGTCCGCAGACGGGTGAAAGCTGTGAGTTTATTCTGCTAAAGGATGCTCGTCTGGAAACCACAAGTCCCGTTGTGAATTTCCCTGTTCTGACTGTCTTTTGTGACCAGATCATTGCTGTGACCCTTGGCACTGATCTCACCAATGGCTAACACCTCGCGATTTTGCCGCCCTTGTACCGCTAATACAAGGGCGGCAATTTCTTTGGGTTCACCAATGATTTTGATTTTCATGCTTTTCACCTCCTTTTGAATTGCGCACAATATGTGCTCATTCTGCGAAAAAAATTTCTTCGACACTCTGGCCGAAATACTGAGCAATGCGCTTTTTGATCTGGTCGCGGGGAATGCGTTCGCCGCGCTCATACATAAAAAGCGCCGAAGTGCTGATTCCAAGCGCATCAGCAACGGTTTTTGCGTCCATTTCGCCGCGCAATGCGCGCAGCTTGTGGCCGATGGTCTTACCGTCCATCTGATTGGGTCACCTCCTTTCCGTGCACCTATTGTACTCAAAACCAGAAAATAAATCTATTCGCAGAGTGCACAAAATGTGCGCAAAAGAATAGTGCACTTTTTGTGCTTGAACTTGTGCACGATATGTGCTATTATTTGATTGTAATAATATAGGGAGGTGGCCTGATGGCAACTTTTGCAGAGCGGCTAAAATCGCTGCGCCGTGAAAAAGGCTGGTCACAGCAACGGCTTGCGGATGAGCTGGATTTGTCTAAGAGTAGTGTAAACATGTATGAACGTGGGGAGCGGGAGCCGGGGTTTGAAACCATGGAAGCAATCGCTGACCTGTTTAATGTGGATATGAATTATCTGTACGGACGTACAGATATTAAGATTGCTGACCCGATTGTACTAGCGCCCAAGAAGCCCACCATCCCGCCGGGCTTTGAACCAATGCCAAAGATGAAGAAGATCCCGCTGATCGGCAGCATTGCCTGCGGGGAACCCATCACGGCAGAGCAGAACATTGAAAAAATGGTGGACGTTCCGGAGAACATCCGGTGCGATTTTTCCCTGACCTGCCACGGTGACAGCATGGTGGATGCCGGCATTCACGATAAAGACGTGGTGTATATCCGCATCCAGCCGGAGGTGGAGAACGGAGAGATCGCCGCAGTGCGCATTGACGGCGAAGCTACCCTCAAGCGGGTATATTACAACCCCGGCACGCTGACCCTGATGCCCGCAAACCCGGCCTATGCGCCCATGGTCTATACCGGCCCCCAGCTGGAAGAGGTGCACATTGAGGGCAAGGCCGTAGGCTGGACGCACTGGGTGGGGTGAAAAGCGATATTTCACTAAAATTTGCGAAAAATAACCAATAATTGATTATTTTGCAAAATGAGTTGACAAAATCAACAAAAACGCATATAATGGGGGTGCATCTTTACAGGATGCCATCAGAAACATGATGTTTCAAAATGCTTAACAGACCCCTGGTAGTAAGCCCCCCGCCGATATGGGGAAGGCTGAATCCTGGGGTCTTATTTTTTACCAAAGGAAGTGTAACACAAATGGCAAAGACAGCAATTCTGGTTGATGGCGGCTTTTACCGCAAACGTGCAGCCCACTTGTGGGGCAAAAAGACCGCCGAGGAACGTGCGAAGGAACTGAATGCTTACTGTATGGCTCACCTTCACGATAAGGACGGCAACGAGGAGCGTCAGCTGTACCGCATTTTCTATTACGATTGTGAGCCAGTAGGCCGCCGCAGCGTGTACCACCCGCTGACAAAGAAGAATGTGGATTTGGACAAATCTGATACTTATACATGGACGCAGACCTTTTTGGAAGAATTGCGGAAGCGCAGAAAATTTGCACTCCGCCTTGGTACATTGTCCAACCAAATGGCCTACAATCTGCGCCCGGATGTGACCCGCAAGCTTCTTGCTGGCACAAAGCAGCTGGAAGAGCTGACCGAGGACGATTTCGTTTTTGTGGCTCAGCAAAAGGGCGTGGACATGCGTGTTGGTGTTGATATTGCGTCACTCGCGTATAAGAAGCAGGTTGATCAGATCATTCTGATTGCCGGTGACAGTGATTTTGTCCCCGCTGCCAAGCTTGCCCGACGGGAGGGCGTGGACTTTATCCTTGACCCGATGTGGGCTGATATCAAGCCTGATCTGTTTGAGCATATTGACGGCCTGAAGAGCCAGTGGCGTAAGCGCAGCGAAAAAGCTGAAGCGAAGAAGTAAGGCCAAACAATGTGCAAATTTTGCACATTGCTTCCAGCCGTTGCAAAATCTGCAACAGCTCAATAAAAAAAAAAAACGCCCCGGTGCTACCAACACCGAGAGCGTTTGCAGAGTGGCTTGCCCCAGAGGGTACAATCCAACATGAACACTTGTATTGTACCACCTCCGGGCAGGCTTGTCAAAGTGTACCCTTGTGTATGGAGGTGGATTTTATGAAAAAGAGAACCAACACGGCATTTTGGGTCGAGAAGGAAAGCCGCTGGTGCATCGCGGTGCAGAAGAACGGTACCCGCAAGCGCTTTTACAGCAGCACGCCGGGCCGAACAGGACAACGGGAAGCAAACGCAAAAGCGGACGCATGGCTGGATGACAGTATCCGGGACGGCAGGAAGAAGGTAGCCACCCTCTATGCCGAGTGGGTGGAAGAGCTGAAGCTCACCTGCGGCACATCCTATGTTGAGCAGTGCAAGAAATACGGAGATTACTATATTCTGCCTGTCTGTGGGGACATCCGCATTGACGAGCTGACCGAAGGCGATCTGCAAAAAGCCATCAATATGTCTTTCAAAAAGCGATGCCTTAAAAAGGAGCGTCAGCGTAGGTCAAGCGACAAGCCTTTGAGCCGCAAGACCCTTATGACGATCCGCTCAACGGAGATCAGCTTTTTGAAATGGTGCCGCCGGAACAGGTACAGTACGATGTTCCCTGAGCTGTCTATCCCGAAGAATGCCCGCATGGGGAAGAAAAAGATTTTACAGCCGACCGCTTTGAAAGTCCTGTTTGATGTGGACACCCGCCTTTACTATGGCAAGCTGGTCTTTGACGAGTATATCTATGCCTACCGGTTTGCAGTTGCTACAGGTGTACGCCCCGGTGAACTTGTGGGGCTCTGGTATGGTGACGTCAAAGGGAACACGGTCAATCTGCGCCGCAGCATCAACCGGTTGGATGAGGAAACCACCGGCAAGAACGAAAACGCCATTCGCTCATTTGACATGGGCGAGGAAGCCCATGAGGCCTACGAAGCGCAGGTAGCCTTGCTGAAGGCTTCCGATATCCCGCTGAACTATACCACCCCTTTGTTCCAGATCCCGAACCAGAGAGCTTTATTCAAGCGCTGGAAGAAGTACCAGCGTGACAATGGCATTGAGCCTCAGGTCACGCTGTATGAGATGCGGCACACTTTCGTCAGCATTGAATCCGGCGTATTGACCGACAGCCAGCTGAAGATGCTGGTCGGTCACAGCAAGAACATGGATACTGCCGGAGTGTATCGGCACGAGCTTGATGGTCAGAGGGAAGATCTTGCTGCCGCTACCACCGCGGCATTCAAAAAGGCACAGGCCTGAATCTGGTAACAGTTTTGGTAACACTCTTTTTTGTAAATGTAGCAAAATACATGGGCTACAAACCAACCGCACTACCTTTTTAGCAAGTGTTTAGGCGCGTTGCAGATACGTTTTTGACGTCGCTCAATCATTTTTTGTTGTTCGACCCCCACTACCCGCATAAGAGAAAAAGCGCGATGAGTTCTCAGAATTCATCGCGCTTTCTTTTATATAATAAATAGTGTTGTTCGAGGTCTGCTCCCTCGCACAAAAAGAAACCGGTACAAAATGAGTACACCCCTGATAGACATTCCTACGGGTTGGGACCCGCAGGCTAAGCAAAGCCGCACTGTGGCTTTGCTTGCGGCATAAATGCCGCCGCCCTGTTCGAGCCCCCTCCCTCGCACAAAAAGAAAAACCAGCACACAATGTGTACTGGTTTTTGGTGCAGTAAAGCAATCCAAATCCGAACCATTTTCCTTTGATGCGGCTTGGGCCGCTTCCTCAAACGTGATGGTCTGTGTCCCTTCTTTATAGTTGAAGGCAATTAAAACCTTATCATCGTACAGATAAATCGAATTGATGAACGTATCCACCAACGCCTGCCGCTGGTCTTTCAGGCTCATGTCCAATTTACGGAACCTCATCAGCCAGAAACGGATAAATTCCTCTTTGATCTTGGGCTTTGCCAGCTTTTCTTCCGCAATGCGGGCTTCAAGCTCTCGCTTGGTTTCTTCGAGCTGCTCCAGCCGCTCCTTGGTGGAACTGGTGAGGATTCCGGCTTGAATTGCGTTGAGCATATTCTGGATACCCGATTCTGCATCCCGGAGCTGTTTCTCATAGAGAGGAAGGTTGGTGTTCTCTCGGTCTTGCAGCTCCATGACCTTGGCAATGATGGATTCCATGGCGGCATCGTCCCGGACAAGCTGCATGGTCTGGTTGACCACCAGATCTTCGAGCCACTGTTTGCGGACGGTTTTCTTCTTGCAGCCCTTCTTCTTTTTGACCGTGGCACATTTATAGTAGCGGTGGACTTCTCCCGTCCGGCTTGTACCGCTTTCGCCAAACATCAGCGCACCGCAGCAGCCACAGTGCAGCTTGGTGGTCAGCAGGTAATCGTCCTCTGCCTTTCTCCGGGCAGGGGCTTTCTTGTTTTTGGCAATCTTTTCCTGCACATCATCGAACAGTTCCAGTGGCACGATGGGCGGGATCGCATCCGGCACGACCACATCCCGGAATTTCAACTCCCCGATGTACCGCCGATTCTTGAGCATATGTTCGACACTGTTATAGGTGAACGCACCGCCGACCGGGTTCTTGATGCCATTTTCGTTCAGCCAGTCCCGAATCTCTTTCATCGTGAGGCCATCCCGATACTTCGTGAACGATTCCAGTACGAAAGGGGATGCAAGCGGGTCGATGTGAAATTTCCGCTCGGAATCCAGCGTATATCCAAATGTTCCACGACCACCGTTGCAGCGTCCTTTCAGGATGTTCTCTGTCTGTCCACGGACAACCTTTTCGGCAAGGTCAGCGGAGTAGTATTCCGCATAGCCCTCCAGCACCGATTCCAGAATAATACCCTCCGGCCCTTCTGAAATGATCTCCGTAGCCGACATGAGCTTGACACCGTTCTTCTTCAGCTGGGTCTTGTACCGGGCACTGTCATAGCGGTTCCGGGCAAAACGGTCAAGTTTCCAGACCAGAACAATGTCAAACAGCTTCTTGTCGCTGTCCTTGATCATCTGCTGGAATTGAGGGCGGTTATCCGTCTTGGCAGAGATGGCACGGTCAATGTAGTGCTTGACAATGGTGATGTCATTCTTTTCGGCATAGGCCGTGCATTCACGGATCTGGCCTTCAATGGATTCTTCGCGCTGGTTGTCACTGGAATAGCGGGCGTAGATCACGGCAGTCATGGCGGACACCTCTCATTCTACATCATTGAACGGTGGAGCGTTCTTTCAAAGCATTGTTTCGTATAATGTATATACCATGTTTTGATGGAGAAATCAAGACTTTTTATTATCTTCAGTTTTTCTTTTTGAACAATTGACCCAACAGCCACCCCTCTC